ACATTTGTACTCATATATTGGCATTACTTACCGCTCTTTTTCCTCGCTTTTGCTAAAGCATCAAAATCTTTGATCTTAGTTTCTCCCATGTATCCCCACGCATGACCATCATTAATCATTTTTTGATTAATGGATACATCTGATCCATCTAAAAATACCCATCCTAAAATTCTTCCGTACTTTTCTGATGAGTCCATTTTTTCTGTTTTAATAACAACTGTTTTTGCTGAATCAATTGCATTTTTTAAATATGATTTTGCTTCAAGTCCTAGCGCCTTTTCAATCTTATCTGCTGTTCTACTTTCTGGTGTATCTATACCAGCGAGTCTTACTCTTGAGCTAAATGAGATATCAAATCCAAGATCAATATCTACATCAATTGTGTCTCCGTCCACAACCTTTGTAACCTTTTTTACATAATACTCAAACATGATTCTCCTTAATAATGATGAGCAGTTTCGGGACGTGCTCAGGTCCATCCTTCGGGTAGCGACCCGAATAGCCTGCGACTCCCCAGTGACGGGGTGCAGATTTCTATTATACTATTTATTTTATCTTGATGGGTTTAGGCTTTTTTTCTTCAGGGACAATGCGGTCTACATTAATATGTAGCATGCCGTCCTTTAATTCAGCACCAGTAACTTCCATATATTCACCAAGGGCAAAAGATCTTGTAAATTTTCTACTTGCAATGCCTTTGTGAACAACTTCTGCATCTGTTACCTCAACAATTTCACCCTTGATTACAAGACTGCCATTGTCTACTGATACCTCAATATCATTCTTTGAGAAACCAGCGACAGCAATCGACAACCTAAATGTGTCTTCATCTAATTTAAGAAGATCATAAGGTGGGTATGATTGTGAGTTTAGTTTGTGTGCATGATTTAAACGACTTAGCTCCCTATTGAAGCCAATGAAAAAAGGATCATTAAAAAGATCCATAGCGAATTGTGTTACCATTTTATTCCTCCTTTAAGCGAATAAGTTAATATACGGGCCTCCTATTGGACGACCCGTATACTATTATATCAAATATTTTATAAAAACTTAATAAGAAGTATTTACCCTTTAAAGGTTTATTCTCCTCTTAAAATTGACTTCTTTGGTTTATTTGAATCTGTCTCTGATGCATAGAGGGCTCTTAGATGAGCTTCTGCTCTTGATCTGCTTGGGTGACAACTTACTAGCTCACCGCTATCTTTTACAACTGCGTATCCGCCTCTACATTCGGCAGAATTTTCTTTTATATTCCAAGGCATAACGATCTCCTAATCTATTATATTATTTACAATTATATCATTTGTAAATTTTGAGAGCGGGTGACCAGAATCGAACTGGCACTATCTGCTTGGAAGGCAGAGGCACTACCATTATGCATTTGGCATATTCCAATCGTCTATGTCCATCTGAATAATGCCCATCTCTTTTGCTATCTTTTTTCCTTCTTCTGTTAATTCTAAAGTTGCTTCAAGATTTTCATCATATGAAACATTTACCAAACCCTTTTCATATAAATCCATTAAAGATTTATCTACATACTCTTCATGAGCATCCCATAATTCTGGAGCGACTTCTGAGGCTAACTCTGTTATTTTATAAATAAATTCCCCAGTTTGATCAACACCAGCCAGCTCTATTGCCCCTATAGAAATATAATACTCTAATTTGTCATCGTTATCAAACTCAAAATCTTCTTCCATTTGCAACCTTTCTGTGCAACAGGTAGGACTCGAACCTACGATTACCGAATTATGAGTTCGGGGCTTTAACCAACTAAGCTACTGTTGCTTAGTGTACTATTGTATCGTTCCATCTTCATTCTTGTCAATGGTTTCTTCAACTAATTGCTGTACGTAATCAGAAAAATGTTTTCTTATACTTCCAGCTGGTCTTTTACCTAACGTCTTCCAAATTCTTTTATATTCAACTACATTAGAAAATGTTGTTGGACATAACATGACTTCGTTGTATTCTTTTAATGTGGTCGGCAAAGGAACATGCTTACCACAACATTTACATTGTTTAGCCATTTCTTGATAAGTACTCATAGCACTGACATCCCATCTATCGCATCCGCCAAATCTGTTGGCATCCTAGGTGGTCTAATTAAGTTGAGGACAGTTTCATCATCATCTCTTCTTACACCAAAATCATTATCATAACTCATTGACTCATAAGTATGTATATTTATCTCTTCATTGTTTTGAAATCTAGTCCTACTAATTGCATTAAATATTGATCCACAGACTGCATCGGCCAAGTCTTTTGATCCTTTTCTTGGGTGATCTACTCTGTCTCTCATAATTTTTAATTGTAATAATTCATCAATTAGCAAAGGTATATGTGGACCTATTAATCTTTCTTCAGCAACCACCATTGCCATATCGTCATAATGTTTTTTAGCGACAGATAGAATTTCTGTATTGATGCCATATTGTTTTAGTTGTTGCATCATATCATGAGAATTCCATCTGTCAAAGGTACATACACGAATCTTAAACCCTCGTGTTTTTAATGAAAGAATATAATCTTTTACTTCTGTAAAGTCAACTGACTTATCTTTTGTTGGCGTCCAGTACCTAACAGCATCTATCTCAACTATCGGTGCTGGCTGTGAGTATGTGTCTGTTACCTTTACGTTCACCCATCTATTTACATGGGACATGGAGACGGCACAATGGTCATGCTTTTGTGCCAAGTCAACGTGAATAAAATATTCTTTATCTGGGTCTGGAATAAACCACTCTTCTAGTCTGCCAAAGTTATCTACTGCAAGATGTCCTTTGTTAAATGCCTTTTCAACTTTCTCTTTAGATTTAAAAAAAGCATCTACAGCGTCTGGCGGCATACATGCGAAACGAGATAAAGCATCTAATGGGTTTGTAAAAAAAGCAACCTTAAAATCATTAATAGTTCTAACTGGATTAACTTCCCAAGTTGGTCTCTTTAATGCGTAAGCTTTAGGAATCTTGTATGAAATAATATGGTCTTCTTCCCATTGAATATCAAACTC